GAAAGTTAGTAAACCTTCTATAATATCTTGAATAATAAAACCGGCTTCTTGTTCTGCCGCTGGTGCAGGACGGTTACTTGTTTGTGCAGTAGCACCCTGGTGGCTAATTAAAATATGGCTTGCTCTTAATTTTTGTATTTTAATATCAGTCACTTGATCCTCCCGGTTTGGGTGAGAAATGCTTGTTAAACTTATCAGGAACGTCTGCCCAGTCTTCTGCATCTTCAGGAACATCGCTAATATCTTTTACTGCAATGTTAGGCCATTTGTTTGCATATTCTGTGTTTATATCATACCAACGGTTGCCAGTATCTTGTGAATCAGGAATAATTGCATCTACAGGACATTCAGGTTCGCATACACCACAGTCAATACATTCATCTGGATTAATAACAAGCATGTTTTCACCTTCATAAAAACAATCTACAGGGCATACCTCGACACAGTCCATGTGTTTGCATTTAATACAATTCTCATTTACAAGGTATGTCATATTATTACTTATTAATATTAAAGACGTGCTAATCTAATCATGGTCGCCGCCAAGTTAATCTCAGGATCTGCAACAAGAGTATGATCTACCAAGCCTTGTTTAATTACAAGTATTGCACTTTCTTGTTTTTCTTCGTCACCGAACAATGCAATGTTATCATACATCCACTTATAGATATCTTCTACTTCATCTGGGCGTACTTGACTACAAACAAGTTTTCTTGCTTGATTAATTTTTCCTGCTTTAAATAATTCAACCATCTCAAGTTTATAATCTGCTTCACCTGTATCACCTTCTTGTGGCTTTTGTAAAGCACCATCAACTGCATTCATTTGCACCATGTTAATACATTTACGTAAATCAGGATAAGTTGCTTTTACATAAGTGTCAAGTGTATCTAAGTCTGGAGTAACACCTTCGTCAATTAAAATTTGTGCCACACGAGCAGTAAATTCATTTTGATCAATACGTTCAATATGAAAGCCTTGACATCTACTGTGCAATGCAGGAATAATTCTGTTAGGATAATTACAAGTTAGGATAAATCTGCTTGTTGTGTGATATTCTTCCATCACACCACGCAACGCCGCTTGTGCGTTAGGCGACAAATAGTCTGCCTCATCAAGTAGTACAACCTTAAACTCACCAAATGGAATCATTTGTACAAAGTTTACAATCTTATCACGTACATCTTCTACAGAGTTTGTTCTACTTGCGTTAATTTCTAATATATCTAAATCATTAAGTTCAAGTTCATTAAACAATAGTTTTGCAAGTGTTGTCTTACCTATACCTGCGTTACCACTGAACAGCAAATGCGGAATCGTTCCTTCCTTGATCCATTGCTTTACTTGATTCTTTTGATGTTCATCTCTAAAAACATATCCTTCTACTGTCTTAGGACGATACTTTTCTACCCATAGTTCTTTCATGCCTGGTTTATCCTTTTTCTTAATTCACTTGTGCTAAATGAATGTTGCCTTTTATTATAGTATATTTCTATGCCTTTGTCAACACATAATTCTTTACCTGTATACTCTTTTGATCTATATTCTTCTCCAATAAAACGAGTAGTAATTTGGTAAGTTAATAGAATATCAATTATATCTTGTTCAGTTGCATATGGAATAATTTGATCGATATACTTACAACCTTCAAGTTGTACATATCTTTCAAACACACTCTGTATTGGTTTGTTTTTTTCTGGTCTGTCTATTGTAGGATCTGTTTGTAATCCTACTATTAGGAAATCACAGTTTGCTTTTGCTTCTTTGAGCATAGCAACGTGTCCACTATGGAACAGATCAAACGATGAGAATGTTATTCCTGTATTCATAGTATTATTATACTTGCAAACGGGACGTTTGTCAAGTCTTTTTTAAAGATCGCCGTCTTTGCGATTCTCCGAAAAGTGTACATCAAATTCGCCACCCGGATATCTTGATTTCAATTTGTTTACGTTTTCTTCTAAGACGTCATTAGGGTCAAGGCCCAAAGCACGACAACTGTTAATCCAATACCAAGCGATGTCGCCAAGTTCTCGTTTAGCATGAAATACTGTGTCTGCATCCAATGGTTTACCTTGGAATATACATTTTTTAACAATTTCAGCAAATTCACCTCCTTCTGATGCGATGCCAATTGCACCAGTTAATAGTAGTGCCATATTAACACCACTATCTTTTTCTAATTTTTCTAACTGTGAAGTTAGTCCGCCTGTTTCATTACTTTGTAATGAGGTAACCTTTTCTACAAAATCTTTGTACTTGTTTAGATCTACGTTATTCAACTTTACTTCCACTTCTTAATTTGCGCCAAAGTCTTCTGGCCTATGTGCTTCGTTATCTCCAGCATCTGTATAACTTCCAAATGCAACGTCTTCAGGTGTTTCATCTGACCAAGCAAGAATTGATTCTGCTTCAACTGTACGCATGTCTACGTAATTACCATCGTCATTTACATCAACTTGGAATGTACGTGTCCAGCGACCATGTTCTACAAGAACCCAATCATCTACTTCATAAGGATCAGTATTTGTTTTACCTTTGGAAACAACTTGTCCCCAACGTGGCTTAATACCTCTATCTTTACCATCATCACTTGTAATAATAATTCCCCCTGCGGTCTTTTGTTCGCCGAAGTTCATGTTCTTTACAATAACACGATTATGGATAGGTCTGATACTACCTTTTACTTTAGTTGGAATAGCAGGCTTTCCAGCCGCCATTGCTTCGTAGTCTAAACTCATTAGTCACCTCTTTTTACAAAATTGCCATCGTCGTCTTCGACCCATTCGTCTTCAACAACAGTTTCCTTCTCAACTTTTTTAGTTGCCTTTTTAGCAACAGGTGTTTCATTAACAACTGCTTCTACAGGTTCAGCCTTTTTTGCTACAGGTTGTTCATCTGCAACAACATTAGGATTGTCTCTGTAATAGTCAGCCATAACGTCTTCACGTTTTCTAATGATCTTACCACCTGGGCCTAATTCATCGCCACGTGCATTTACACGAGCATTTCCTACAGCCGGAGTAAGTTCGTTCTTTTGACGTAATAAATCCATGTCAACTTGTTTGCCTTGCATTGACTTGTAGACCTTACGTCCTTTTTGTTGTACTGCCATAATATTCTCCTATTATATGTTTACTTATCTCAGGAACTCGTGCCAGTCCAGGTCAAAGTGAATTGAGTTAATTCTGTGAATACCAATCAAATATAGCACATAACTTGCCACACTTGATCCTCTACCTACGCCCCATACTATATTATTCTCACGCATGAAGTCTACCAAATATATCATATACTGTAATAATGGATACATACCACGACCAAAATATTCTGTAAGTTCATCAGTTACCCTAATCCATTCAGGTGTATCTCGAAGTGCTACAGGATCATCAATTTGTAGTTCTTCCATCAGTTTAGTTTCTAACCATCTATTTGGATTGATCTCTTTATACTTCTTTGGCATAAACCAATCACTTTGGCATACACCATCAAATGTTTTTTGATCTACATCTAACGGAACATAAAATTGTAATTCAGGATTACCAAATTCCTTTGCCCACTTGTTAAATTGTTCAAGTTCATCATTCTTATCACAAAGAACAATATGACACTTGTCAATAGATCCTGTATAGATCATATCGATTAAGTTTTGATTCGTAAATGTGGGAACTCCGTTAGAGTCTGTTTTTATAAGCATGTATGTATTTTAACTGATATTAATGAGATTGTCAAGATCTTTATCGCCGTTTTCGCTCATTTCTTTTCTATAGCGTGTACGGAGTTCATCTCGATATCCGTCTAATATCATAGACATTTGCATTTGGACTTCAGGGTTGCGTGTCATGAAATACTTTTTGGAAAGTTGTGTTAACTTCTCCTCAATTTGCGGAGTCGTGAGTTCTTTTAAGTCTTCATGATGCGGATGAATCATAACTATGCCGCGTATGTGCCGTCGTATTTTACAAAGATAGTTGAACCTGCATTGTAAGTCCAAAAATCGATTACAATAGGATTAGTGTCGTTAGTTACTGAGATTTCATTCTTTGGTGAACTGTATGGCCAATCATTATGATATTTTAATGTTGAACCTGCTTCAGTACCAATAGTTAAAGTACGTGTTGTACCATCGTTAACAAGTATTACTCTAATCTTACCAACCTTGCCTGACTCAGGCCAACCAGTTGTTGTAAGTGTAACATCACCACTGATAATAAAAGTTTGAACTGGGCCAAACTGGAAGTCAATGTTCTGAGAGGCTTGAACAGTACCACCAGCGTTTAATTCTTCACTTACGTCAACTAAATTGGCGTTGGAAATATTATTTCCTAAGAAGTTATTCGCTTCGTTCTTTTTTGCTGTGTTATCTTGTAGTGCTTCAATTTCTGCTTTTGATGCAACGAAATTGCTTTTGATTGTACCAAAATTATCTCTAAACCCTTGTGAATCATTATCTTGACCTGCTACAGGGTATGCTGAGTTAATGCTTACATCATCAATATTACTTGCCATTATATTACCTCTCTATGCTTTTATTTATCTGTTTATATATTGTGTTCATAATTTGCGAACAGTATATATTGGTCGTTTGAACTGCCCGTAGTGCTATCTATAATGTATCTATCAATATCAAAGTCAATTGTTTTAAAATTGAAGTTATTATTCTTAATATTAAGCATTATTTGGTCTGCTTGTCCGGCTTGACAATAAACAATGGGTATCGCACTTGTATACCCTAATTCTTGTACACTACTCTCTTGTGTTGTACGCATCCAAAGTGGTAAAAAGTCACGTTCTGTAACACCTGTTTCAGATATCCTATCTCTCATATTACGTAGATTTGATATGTATTTGGTGTTGTCGTTATCCTGACTTACTTTGACTGCACTGCTGTCAACTTTAAGTGTGTTAGTAATTGGTCTAAATCTATATGGTTCTGCTTGTTCAATTACAAATTCCTGTACACTTGTAACTGTAGTACCTAATCTTGTTGTTACTGTAATATTACCTACTGTAGGAAATACAACACGACCACTTCTTGTAATAATTTCTAAATCATTACCAATACTTTGTACTCTAATTGTAGGTGTACCTGTACCTCTAACACCAAGATCAAATGCACTTGAACCTGTTCCTAATGCAGTCTTATCATCTTGTGCTTCAAAAGAAATACTATCTACTGTAATGCTATTACTGTTTCTACTTTTAAACTGTTTTGCAGTTTTGCCTTTAGATGGTTCTGCAGGATCAAACACTTCTAAATATACAACTTCATAAACTATGTCATTGCTACCCGGATTCTTTGCTACTGCTTTTTTAACTTCACCTACTTTATAACTTTTACGTTTATGATTCTTTGCCGCCGCCGCTACATAGTTTCTAATATTTTGTGTAAGTATACCTGCGTATGCTAACATCTTAATTTCTTTTTGTACACCAAACTGCGGATCACCTGCTCTATAAACAAGGTCTGGTGGAAAGACACTTGGATCAGAAACAAATGCTTCATAACTACTTCTAACAGTTGACTTTAAGAAAGGCTTCATATATAAGTTACTGTACAAGTTATCATCTGGATCAAGAACATCAAGTGTAAACTCTTGTTCAACTGCACTAAATCCAAAACGGTCTTCTGCTTTTACTGTAAATTTAAACTCTCTATCTAATATAGTTTTAGCACCATCAAATGTCATTGCACCACTATCAAAGACCGTAAGTCCTGGATTATTAGCAGTACCAAATTGATTCACTTTACCAATTATCTCTCCACTGATGTCTAATTGTAATCCTGCAGGTAAGTTACCTGATACAATGCTATATAACAATCTTGAGTCTGGAACAGTTGTTGTTGCTTTTATACTTTTTGTTGAAATAAAGTTTGCACTAATATTTCCTAAGTTTGCTGGAGTTGTAAATTTAATAGTTGAATCAACTTCACCTAATATTTTAACTGTAAATGTTTTTGATTTTGTTGCAAGAATTGTTTCTGGTACGCCACCAAGTCTTGTTGCTTTAACCGTAAATTTATATTCTTTTGTAACTGCTGGTTGATAAGGTACACGACCTGCAATTTCACCAGTGCTACTATCTATTTGCATACCAGGTGGTAATTCACTTGTACTACCGTCATCATTAAGTGCTTCAAGTGTGTAAGTTAATCTTCCTAAGATTGTTTCTGTATCTAATACGTCAAGGAAAAATGTAAGAAAGTTATTAGCACGTCTGAAACCTAAGTTTCCTGGAGTTAACCAAACAGGTGTTCTTAAGTATGTATTGTCAGCACTAAACAATCCGTTTGCAATTTGCATTTTAGTATTGTCTGCTCTTAAGAAGTCATCACCTACAAGATAGATTTGAAACTTACGTTTCTTAATAGTATCTCCATCGCTAACACTAACAATAAACTCGTAATATCTATTTAATTTTCTTGGTTGTCTTGTTGGAATTCTGTCATCGTATATACGCACATCATAAAAGAAACTATCGTAACCGTTAGCACTTCTTTCACCAAAGTCGAAAGGAAACGTACCATATACGTTTGCATCATAATGACCACTGCCTGCACGTTTATCTAATGCAAGTACTGGTTCAACTAATCCAACAATTCTTCCGTCTGTTGTAAGTCTTGTTCCTGGAGGTAATTCGCCATCGTCATCAGCAATGAAATATTCAAGTGTATCACCTGCAGGTAAGTCTGGATCTATGGCTTGTAATTGAAAGTCTAAAACAGTATTATCAAGAACAAAATATTTGCTATTAGGATCAACAGCAATTAGTCCTTCTTTTGTAATCCATTCAGGTTCATCAGCACCGTCAATTAATATTGTGTATGTTCTATCTTCAATAGCACCTGAACTATCAGTTGCTCTAAGTACAAATTTTGATTCTGTTAATCTTTCTACTTCAAACGGAGTACCAACAATATATAATCCATCTATTCTAAGTCCGCCTGGTAATGATCCACTAATAACTTTTACTGTGCTTATAGTGTTTGATACTGTGTTAACAGGTAAAGCAAAACGTATAGTCGCATTTTCTGCAAATATACCTAAATTAGATCCTGTTTTTAAAGTCCAGATGGTTGCCATTTTGATTCCTTATTCAATAGTATTTATCGGAATATTGTGGCTATGATTATAGCGGGTTGAGGATTGTACCGTTATCAATTGAAACATCTGCAATGGTACTGTCTTCTTGTATCCCTGGATCATCAATTGTACCTAAATCAACGTTAGTTGCTGTACCTAAAAATTCAATAATGCTTGATGTACTACCTGTAATGTTACCAAAGTTAAATCCGTAAATATCTCTTACGTCAATGCCATATACTGTAGTTTGTGCATCTCTTACGTTTAAAATAGTTTTATTATTAGCATCTAAATCACCACCTAAAACTGGTGTAGCGTCTGTGCTTAATTCTGTTACAGAATTAATTGTAATACCACTTGCGCCGTTCTGTGCTGTGGTTACATTAGTACCACCTGCAATGGTAAATGTATCACCTTCAGCAAGTGTAATGTTTCCACTATCTGTAGCAACAATTAACTGTTGTAAACCGCCAACACTTGCAATAGTAACATTTGTACTATCTGACGTAACAGTAACATTTCCGCCTGCTCTGATCTTTTTAAATTGTAAATCAAATCCAGTCTTTTGTGCAAATACACCTTGTCCTTCTGTACCTAAATTAGATGCAGTTGTTTGTTCAGGATTACGATTGTCAAGTTCTGTAAAGTTATTATTAACTTTTACAAACGCTTCACGTAAATCATCACCTGTTCCGTCATTTGCTACGCCGCCGATATTAACTGTTTGTATTGCCATACTAATATTTATCCTATTCTGGTGGTCTCTTCCTAACTGTACGTTTTGCCCTTGGATATAATGCACCTGCTGTAGGTCTTAAATTATAATCTTTTTTAGGGTGTACTGTACCAGTCAAAGGACGTTCGAAATTGTACTTTGCGTGTTTGTTAGGTGAACCTTGTAAGTCATCTGTATCTGTTGGATTGTCTGTAGATACTGCATCATATAGTTGTCCATCTACTGCCCACTTGCTTGTTATGTATGCTTTAACATCTTCTTGTTTGTAGTGTGGGTATGTTTCCATTAAACATGCAACCAATCCTGCTACCTGTGGACTTGCCATACTTGTACCTGAAATCTTTCCAAGTTTATAACTGGGCGTCACACCGCTTCTCGGATCTGTTGTTCCACCACCTGAATAACTTGTATTCAAAACTGACATGATAGATGTGCCAGGAGCGTAAATATCAACGCCAGGACCACAGTCACTAAATGATACTTTTCTATCTTTTCTCACACTGTCAGTATCTAATGTAAGACCTGTGTCAGTAGCACCAACACAAATATTAGGTATATCGTATGTTCCGTTTACATTGTCATCATTTGCTGTAGGTGAAGTTCCACGCATATAATAATATGTATTGCCGCTCATTTCAAATGTGTTATCCCAATCAGGACCACCCGGCACATCATGTTTCCATTGACCGTTGCCAGCCGCACCTATTGTAATAACACCTTCGTCTATGGCATCTTCAATGTCTGCATCAAGTGCCGCAACTCTTACAGGAATACGTTGACCTGCTATAAATCCCCAACCATTAAGTTGTGCTGTTGAAAAAGAACCAGTTGATTGTTTGTTACCATTTTGTTCAACTGTTAAATCAATCTGTGTAGGTGTTGCTTCGTAAAATTTATATTCATATCTTATAGTAGGCGAACCTAATGTACCACTTGTACTTGCATTACCTTCCCATACTAATCTATAAATTCTACTACCAACTGTACCTGAAGTACCATAAAAAATTCTTTGACAACTACAGTCTTCTGCTGTTACCATAACCTTTGGAAAGTTAGGAGTATTCTCATCGATACCAGAATAAGTTGTCGCTCCACCACCAAATGTAAGATAACTGTTTGTACCCATATAGATAGTTGGTGAACTTTGATTTAAAAATGTTACATTGAACGGTACAGTAAGTGTCCAGTATCCGTCATCATTATTACCAGTTGTAGGTGTAACACTTGCCGTCAATCCTGTTGTAGAAGCAATAGGTATATTTGTACCAAGACTTGTAACCGTTGCTGATGGACTTCCACCTTGATAACCTATAAGTGTACATCTTAACAGTGCCGCCGATGTTGGATCAGTACCTTCTGTAACAGTTGATTGCCAAGTAATACTGTATTGTTCGTTGTTAGGTAAACTAATATTTCCACTTATAATATTAACTTCAGCAAATCCACCATCAACTGATGTTGCACTATCTGATTCAGTTTGAACCGTAGCACTGCTTGAATCTTGAACTGTAACTGTAAGATCAATATCTGATATACCTGTAATTCCTTGTGAACTAACATTGTGTTTATAGTTAATAGTTGCAGGTCCTTGTATAGTTGCTGTGTAACTTGCATTAGGTAAAACATTTAAACTGAGTTCAATTTCTCCACCTGTTCTTACAAAGCCTGTTGGTATGGCATTAAAGTCACCACCGACCGTTCCTTCACTTCCTGAAGTTGTAATACGTTGTGAAATGTTTTCTGGATCTGCTGTAAAAGTTCCTATTCTTGTGTCAGAAGTAAACACACCTGAAGTACCATTATAAGTGGTAGTACCAGTTGGTGTGAATCTTGTACCTCTAAAGGTTACAGCATCAATAGCATCAAAACTCCATTGATATCCAAATATACTCATTCCCCATGAGTTGTTGACGACTGTTGGATTTTTAATTCCTGTACTTCCGTTGACAGATTTGTTCGCGTGAAATTGTCTAATGTAATCGAACACGTAAGGAAAATTAGTATTACCAGAAGCGCCAGCATAGTAGAAAAGATTATATAAATTCGCATCTCTTGCCCATCCTTGTCTGTTTCCTCCCGCTGTACCCATTACGTGATTAGCGTGGTAACTTCCAGGATTGCTATAACTGTAGTTCCCCGCCGACCCGCCTGTGATAGCCGGATTGTGTTGATACCAATTATATTGCACGATGCGTTCCGCAGAACCATCATCGGTGTCTTGTCCTGACGGTTGTTTGTATTCAGGATGTCCGGTGTATATACCGTCACCATCGCAAATAACTAAATCTACATTCCGACCAGTTGCATTAAATGATATTGTGTCGTTAATTTCTGTGGTAGAATATCCCCAATTGGTTCTATTCGATCCTTCTACAAGACGTAGAAGTCCCCAGTTCAAGTCTGTGGCTGTGTTTGTTGAATTACGTGCAAACACCCCTGTCTGTTCAATTATTGAATTTTCTGAGACATCTAAGTTTGCATCTTTAGGGTTGAGTTCAACCGCTAATACTCTTTCGTCATTGCTGACTAAATTCTTTTCTGATTCTGTAAGCCAATATTCTGTTGTTCTTGATTCTGGTCTTGGATTGTGTACACCTACTGATCTATCTGGAATGTGTAAAGCACCACCTGGTGTTTCCATGTCATTGGCAAATGCTACACTGTCTACACCTTTCTTAAGTGTAACCATGTAGATCTTTTTTTCTACATGCTTCTTTAAAGACATGTTAACCCTCCAGTTTGAGTAGAGTTAGTGTAGATGTTATTGTTGCAGTTCCCCCACTTTTGTTTTTCACTGCCGCATAAATTGTTGTATCGTTTGCACTGTTCCAACCTAATACTGCTGGACCAAACTCAATAGTTTGTGCACCATTTGTTAATACTTCAGCAATTACTCCTGCGTCTGGTGCAGGGTCAACACCTTCACTTCTACTTGCATCTGCTGTTCTTGCCGTTGAACTTGTGTAAAGTCTTACCCAAGCCGCTGATGTTGTTTGTATGCTCATTAGCATGTATGATTTGAAACCTGTAATAGAAACATCTTCGCTTACATCATCAGCAATACTATTTGTTGTTACTGCCGCTGTTGATCTTGAAGCAAGTCCTTCTGAACCTCCTCCGCCACCTGATACCTGTGCGTCCACATAAGTTTTTACAGCACTCTCTGTAGGAACTGCTGTATTACTATCACCAGCAAGTGTTCCGTCTGCACTAAATTCATTAATTGTAACACCTGAAGAAAATCCAACTGATCCTGCGTTAACTAAACTTACACCTGATAAGTTTGTTGAAAAAGTAAATGTACCTGAGCCGTTTGTTGTTAATACTGTATTTGCCGCACCGTCTGAAATACCTAAGTCTGTTAAGGCACTTGGTGCGTCTGTAATTCCGTAACCTGCAAGTGTCGTTGGTTTACTTGTAATGCTTGTGAATGGTAATTCAAAATTAACTGCGTCCCAAGTTAATCCTGTCCACTGCATAATTTGACCTGCTGTAACATCACTTACACTTGTGTCATCTAAGTCATCTACTTGATAAACAGGTTTGCTTGTAACATTGTTCCAGTCTAAGTAATAACTTCCTGCAAAGCCTTGAAGTGTGTCAGCATTTAATCCGCCACCACCTGATGTAATATCATCTGCTGGTAACCATTTATTGTTTAACCATTTTAATACTTGTCCGTTTGTCGGAGGTGTTGTTGAAGTGTCAACATCTGACATATCATCAATGTCAAGTGGAATAATTGGTTTGTTACTTAAATCGTTATAACTACCACTTGTTGCCACAGTTGCATAAGTTGGTAAGTTAAGAAGGTTGTTATATGATACTAAACTATTAATCCATTTGTTTGTAGTAGTGTCATATTTTAAAACTTGATGGTTTGCAGGAGCAGTAATAGTAACATCAGTCAAACCTGGTAAATTACTTGAACCACCTCCACCGCCACCAACGCCAGTTGCTCCAATAGTTAATGTATTAGCCGCATCATTGTATGTTAGTGTGATACCTGTTCCTGCTACAAGGAAATCATTTAATCTATCATCTACACGTTCATTTGAAAAATACTGTTTAGTACCTTCTACAATATCATCTGTGTTAGATGGAATAGTTGGCGTACCTGTTAAGTCTGCATAATTTCCACTAAAAGGATTATAAAGTACACCAGCAACTGTTAAACTTGTTGCCGCAATATTACCTGCACCGATAATGCCAGATCCTGTTAAATTTAAATTATCACCAATGGGTAATTCTTTTAACTTATTACCGTCTGCTGTATCTACTATAAGTGGTATTCTATCTGCCATTTTGTTTTCCTATACTCATATTTATCGTACTCATTACAGTGCCGCTATTCTTATTTTGAAGTCAGCGAAATCAGTAGCCGCCGCAACTTCTGTTTTTAATGTTGTTAGTGTAATTGTTTCAGCAGTAATATATCCTGCACCGTTTGTTAACGTGTTATTGTTTGTTGGTATAGTTGGTGTACCACTTAATACTGAATAAGGAATAGTACCACTTACACCGTCAATGATTACTGTTGAATCATCTGCTACAACTGAACCTTTTAAATTTCCTACTATGTTTTGTGCTGT